TTCTATCAAAAAGTAAAAAGAAAAACAAACTAAAAGGAGGCCAAAGAAATGGCAAAGAATTGGACTGCAGCGGAAGCTGTGAAAGTGATTAGAGAAGGAAATGACAAAGAGGCTATAGTTGATATAGTGAAGAGATTCCCATTATTCGCGATAGCAACAATGACAGAGGAAGGACTACTTGGTATAATGGCAAGCATGCCAGACCATATGACAGCAAGAAAAGTTAACAACATATTAGTTGACTCAGACGTTTTTGAAGATGAAGACGCTGATGATGTTGACGAACCTGAAGAAGACGAAATTGAAGATGACGAAGAAGAGGAAGAAGTTGAGGAAAAACCTAAGAAAGCTAAAAAGGCTAAGAAAAGTAAAAAAGCTAAAAAAGCTAAAAAGGTAGAGGAAGAACCTGAAGAAGATGAAGATGAGCCATCTGAAGAGGAAGAGGAACTTGAAGAAGAATATGATAATATGACAATGAAAGAACTAATCAAAATCTGTAGAGACAGAGATATTAAATTAACCAAAGGATTTAAGAAAGCTGATTTAGTTGAATTACTTGTAGAAGATGATTTAGGTGATGACGCTGAAGAGGAAGAAGAGGAAGAAGAAGAGAAACCTAAAAAGTCTAAAAAATCTAAAAAATCTAAGAAGTCTAAAAAGTCCAAGAAAAAAGTTGAAGAGGACGAAGAAGATGACGACGAAGAGGACGATGACGATTGGGATATCTAATCAATTAATTATTGGTAGGAGGGACTAATATCTCTCTTACCTTATTTTAAATCTGGAGGACAAAATGAAAAGTGAAAAAAGAATAGGTCACGCAATGGAAAACATTACAAAAGATAATGGTAAAATAAATAAGTTATTAAATATGGATTGTAGGCCACCAGAGAATATGGCTAAGTTAAAGAAAGCGGTAAATAAAACGAAATGGTTTAAGAAGTTTTCTTTTGAAGATATCACTCCAAGTTTAGCTGAAGAGGGTTACTTGAAAGTGGAAAAGAAATACGGAATTAAAATCGGATATATTAGTAAAGCAAGCGAAAATAGTTGGAGCATAATGATTAAGAATAAAGACAATCAATGGATATACACAGTATTATGTCATACATTTTTTGAAGGTATATTGAAAACTATTTTAGTATTATATGGTAGCATTGAGAAGGGAATGAAATTCAAACTAAAAGATAATTAGGAGGAACTAATGAAGATAAGAATATTCACAGATGGAGCTTGCTCAGGGAATCCTGGACCTGGTGGCTGGGCAGCGATAATATTATTCTCAGATAATCATGTAGAGCTAGTAGGTTGTAATAAAGATACTACAAATAATAGAATGGAATTGACCGCCGTTATAAAGGCTATAGAATATGTTAGAAGTAATAAAATAACCACGAAGGTAGATATCTATAGTGATAGTGCATATGTCGTTAATGCGGTGAATAAAGGCTGGTTAAAAAAATGGCAAGGAAATGGTTGGAGAACAAATGCAGGGTCAGAAGTAAAGAACATGGATTTGTGGGAAATATTCCTTAAGCTATTAAATAAGAATAAAAAGAGGAACATTAATTTTGTTAAAGTGAAGGGTCATTCCGGTCATATTCACAACGAGAGGGTTGATGATTTAGCAAGAGAGCAATCCGAGTTGGCAAAAGTATTGGAGGGATAACCTTATGAGTAGGAAAAGATTTAATGGAGTTGGCTGGCTTTTAATACTATTAGTAATTATTTCAGGGTCAGCGTTAATGACTTATATACAACAAGAGTTAAGGATACAGGAATTAGTTAATACAATAGAGAAACAAGAGGTTATTATAGCTAACAATGAAGTAATATTAAGTGGTAATATTAACCAGTTACGAATAGAATTAAATGAAACTAGGGAGGATTTGAGGGCCTTAGAGGGAGAGCTAAACAACCTAAAAGAGTTGAATTTAGAGGAATTTCCCAGTTTTGAGGCTGAAGTATCCTGGTACACTGCAGGTTTTGAGAGCACAGGTAAAAATCCAGACCATCCTAATTATGGGATAACGGCAAGTGGAAAGTATGTAAAAGAAAATCACACGATCGCAGCAGACGAAAGTATCCCATTTGGAACTAAGATATTAATTGATGATATAATTTATACTGTTGAAGATAGAGGTGGATTGATTTATGATAATCGTTTAGACATTTATGTAGATGATTTAAATGAGGTACCACCTGAAGGTAGGATTAAAAAAGAAGTATATATCCTTGAGTGGGGAGTATGATATGGAAATAGCAAAAGTATTTTATCATAAAGAGTTCTCAGCAAATGAGAGTAAAAAGGCGTATTTAAAAGCATGTAAATGGGTAGCAAATAATGTAGTAAACAAAGAGTCAGATATTGGTGAAACATTTTGGAAGATATATAAGACCTTTGAGGACAAAGATAAGACAACATTTAGGTTAGACCTATATTGTATGTTAGATGCAAAAGATGAGAAATATAGATTTTGTAAAGCTTGCAAAGAACATCATAGTTCCTTTTATTCTAACAATGTATATAATTGCAACGAGTGTAAAATGATAACTTATGTTGATAGAATTGAGGCAAGGTTAGACATTAAAGAGCAATATAGAAAAGAAAGAATGGAGTTTTTACTTAATAAGAAATTTTAAGGAGAGCAGATAAATGGATATAAACATGGAAAACCAATGCAGAGATTGTGTGTTTTATAGTTCTACTATGGGCTGTATCAATGACCAAGTTTGTGAAGATGGGGATTTATTTATAGATTTTAAATTAGCCTCTGAATCAGTTAACAAGTATGTTGGTCAATTATATGATAAAGCTATTAAAGAAAAACCTAAAAATACTAATATAAGACCTAAACATTATGAGGCATTAAATGATGACAAAATTGAGGCAATTGACGTTATGGACCAAGCAGTAGAAGGGTTATCTGGAATTGAAGGTGGGTACATATTTACCGTTTTAAGATACATATTAAGGTGGAAAAATAAAGGCGGATTAGAGGATTTGAAGAAAGCACATACTTACTTAGGTAGACTAATAAATATAATAGGTGAAGGAGAGCATAAATGGTAGTTTATATAAGTGGTAAAATAACTGGTGATTTTAACTACAAAGAGAAATTTGACAAGGCTGAACAAAGATTAAAAGACCTCGGACATATACCTTTAAATCCAACAAACACAATAAAAGGATTAACTTTTGAGCAATATATGACAATAGATTTGGCGATGGTTGAGGCTGCAGATGCTATATTAATGCTACCTGACTGGTATGAAAGTAAAGGTGCTAAGAAAGAATTAAAACACGCAAAAGGATTAGATAAGATAATATTTGTAGAAAGTGGCAACGAATATATAAAATATAACAGTAATTAGATTTGTTAAATTATAATAATATTTATAGTTAAAATATAATATAAAATATATATAGTAAACTATATATTAAAAAGCGAGGAACGGCAAATGATACTAAGATTTAAGCAATGGCTTAGAAGAAAGTTCCATAAAAGATATTTGGTATTTTACTTTATGAAACATAAGGAAGGATGTGGTTTTGGGACAACAGTGATAGAATATATGAATGTACCAAACTTACTTGCAACAACGGAGATGCAAACTAAAATGTTATTAGAAGAGCAATATGAGGACTTAGAAATTTCAATAGCAAATTATAAGAGGATAGGAATGAAAGTAAGGAGATAGGATATGATTATTGACCGCATTAATTACTTAATTGAAATATCTTATGGAGCAACGTTTATTGAGAAGTTGGACAATGCAAGAAAAACATATGAGCAAGAAAAGATGAAAGGTAATGAAGTTAGCTATGAGTTATCAAAAATAACTGGTAAAGATTTTACAGAAAGTCGATATGTTTAACTAGAAATATAATGTGGATAACAGGTTAGTCTAAGTAAATGAAATATAGTGACATATATTTGTTAAAATTTGGTGTTATCCGCATTATTTAAAACAGGAGGGTTAAATGAAGATAGGAGTTAATCATGAGAAACAATCCTTGTGATGGTTGCACTGAAGATGATGGGAGAGAAATAGGTTGTCATAGTTGGTGTAAAGATTATATTAAATGGGCGAAATATAATAAAGATGTTAAAGAGGAAATGTGGAAAGATTATGATATATATAATTATGAAAAGGAAAGAAGGAGGGCATAATGCAATATGTAAAATGTGATATGTGTGGGAAAGAGAAAAAAGTAAATAAAATTGTAAAGAAAGAATTTACGGAACTTGCTAAATTTTGTGGCATGAATATTTGTAGTGATTGTCAATTAGAAATAAGTGTTTGGATTATAAAGAAAAGTTATGCAAAGAAAAAGGAGCCTGAAAATGGAAAGAATAATTGAATGTCCAAAATGTAAAGGGAAAGCTATAATACAAACTTATGTAAGAGAAGGCGTTTTACAAGATTGGTTTTATACTTGTAAAGATTGTAATTCAATTATTGAAGATTATGAAGTTAAGGAGGAAGAAAAATAATGAAACATTTTAAATGTAAAAGATGTGGCAAAATACAACACTCAAGTTGGGAAGGCGCTAAAGATAAACCATGTGTATATTGTAACCATGAAAGTGTAGTGGAAATTCCGTACAATGAATATGAGAGTAAGGAAATATCAATAGAAAGCTTTGAAAGATTTAGTGATGCAGCCATTGAATATGGTAAGTCCATGAAGGAGTATTAAGATGATAATATCAAATAAAGAATATAGTAGTATTGTAATAACTGATGAAGACGATGATGTTTGGCTATGTGCTGGCATAAAAGGTGAGACATTAGATGAGTGTGCTAAAAAGATAATTGAGATTAGGTCAAAATAACTATATACAAAATTTATAATATGGTTTATAATAAAATCAAATAAAACAATTGTATGGAGGTACTAAGATGTTTAAAGTATTAGAGTTAAACAAGGACACTAAGACAATCAGGGAAATGGACAAAGAGTATGAATCACAACAAGAAGCTATGGAAGACCTAAGGAATAGGTTTGGGACTTATATTCAAACCAATAGCCTCTCAGAAAATGATGATAGTATATTTATATTGCATGTAGTAAAGGAGGTTTAAATGTTTACTGAAATGCTTATCAAAATGTGGTGGTTATTAACTCCAATATTATTATCATTAATAATTTATGGAATTTATGAAACTAAAAGTGAAAGGAAGAAAAGCAATGATTAAGCCAATATTAAAATTAAATGTAAAGACGATGGGACTTGAGGTAATACAAGTTCAAAATCTAGAATTAAAGACAATATATGATAACTTAAAAGTAGATGAAAATGATGATGATGTAACATTTGAAACCATAACAATAAATAAATTCTTTCAAAAGAATAGGGTAATAGGTTTAATAGATAAATCAGGTAAAATAAAAGAATTGGGCATAAGTGCAATATTGGTAAATGGTAATGGAGATATATTAGACACAATAGCTGGAAATATTTTATTTGTTGGGTTAGAGGGTGAAGACATTGTAGGATTAACTCCAGAGCAAATGATGGTTACTAAAGCTTACTTAGCACCAAAAGCAAAGTTGGAAAATAGAACAATAAAAGTACTACTTTCAATTTGGTAAAATAAATTAAAATATTTTTAAGAAAACTATATACATTATCTGAAATATGGTATATAATTAATTATAGTTAAAAAAAATAAAAAAACATTCGGAGGAATAAAAAAATGAAAAAGTTAACAGTGGATTATAAGAAAAATGGAAGTTACACAGATGAAGAATTAAATTTAATTTATGTAAATGTTTTTAAAATTGCAAATCACACAGAGTATTACAAGAAAATTTTAAAAGATTTAAATGATAAGGAAATTGTTTTACATTGTTACTTCTCAGATATTAAAAATAGTGAAGAATACAAAAATGATAATTTAGAATTATTTGAAGAAATTGAGAAATATGAAGAAAAGCAAGAAGAATTAAGAAGAATAAGAAGTAGAGAAAATATGAAGAAATTGGCAAGAGAAATGGAAAGAAAAGCATATGCATCTTATAACAAGTATTTTAATAGTTAATATATAAAAAAAACATTCGGAGGAATTTAAAATGAAAGAAACTAATTATGAAATAGTAAAAGAAGCTAAAAGAATTTGGGAATTAAATGAAAAGAATATTGAATTTGGAATTTTAACACCAAGCTTAGTAAATAAATTAAAAGATATTTGTAGTTTAAGTGATAAGAGTGATTTAGAATTACAAAATCTTAGAGATTTCGCAGTAATGTATTATGGCATCATAACTTCAAAAGCAAGAGAAGAAGGGGACATGAAAAAGTTTGATTTAATTAAAGATTGTTCTTCAGCGTTAACATTTGTTATTGATTATGAAATTCATAGTGTAAGAAGATAAACATTCGGAGGAAATGAAATGGAAAATAGAACTAATTTGGAAATAATGAGAGAGTTACATGGTTATTGGAGATGGCATGAAAAGCCAAGTGTTGATGATATAAGTAAGATAATAGATTTAGAATCATTAAGTAAAGTAGAGATTAAAAATATAAGAGAAATGGCAATGATGTATTTTAGAAATGAGTTAGATAGAGCCATTGAGAAAAAAGATGAGCCAAGGTATGAAACAGCTTTGGATTGTAGAGAAAAGTTACTGAAGAAGATTGATAGTTTAAATGATAAATAACTAAATAAAAGAATTAAATACAGCAGTATGAATACAAGTAGGCGTAAGCCTACTTTGTTGTATTTATAAAATAAGAATAGATACCCGACATCAAGGGTCAAAATAAATAAAATATATGACTAATATGGAAATAAGGAAAGGGGGAAGAAAAGTGGCGAAAGAGGATTTAATCCCATTAAACCAAAGGACGAAAGAGGAGAGAGTTGCTATTGCTAGAAAAGGCGGTCTTAAAAGTGCTGAGAATAGACGAAGACGTAAAGAGCTAAAAGAATACATGGCAGCGTTGTTGGAAGTTCCATTGGATAATAAGAAAAAAGTTGCAAAGCAATTAAAGAAGGACGGATTACCTGTTGAATTATTAGATAATAAGATGTTGGTAGTAATGGCATTATATAAACGAGCATTGACGGGTGATGTCCAAGCAATTAAGGAAATAAGAAGTATTATAGGAGAATTGCCTGAACTACAAACTATATCAGAAGAGGATAGTAATATACAGGTAATAATCAAAAGAGCAAAGAGAGTAGAAGAGGATAAATAATAGATTAATCAGTATAGTAAAACTATAGAATGTAGAAAAGCGGGGAGGTTGTTGTTAGTGTTGATTGAGAAGGAAATAAATGAGCATTTTGAGGATTACATATTTAATTGGGACTATATGCAATATCTCTTGGTTGGTGGATATGGTAGTAGTAAAAGTTATCATACTGCATTAAAGATTGTCCTAAAGTTATTAGAGGAGAAAAGGAAGGCGTTAGTAATAAGGGAAGTTTTTAGTACATTAAAGGAAAGTAGTTTTGATTTGTTTGTAGAAATATTAGATGATATGGATTTATTGGCAGAGGATAATACTAAAAGTGCTAAGCAAGGGAAGGTAGTTGCTAGTATTAGTCCAATGCAGTTGAAGTTTCCAAATGGTAGTAGGGTTATATTTAAAGGTATGGATAAACCACAAAAGTTAAAGAGTATAAACAATGTCAGTATAGTATGGGTAGAGGAATGTAGTGAAGTTAAATATGATGGTTATAAAGAGTTGTTAGGTAGATTAAGAACACCCGATGTTAGCGTCCATTTTATATTAACTACTAATCCGGTTGGTATAGAGAATTGGGTGTTCGTTCATTTTTTTAAATACACTGATGATGAGGGTAGAGTGCATACAATTCTAGATGATGAGAAATTATATCAGAAACGGACACTTGTTAAAAATGGAACTTATTACCACCATAGTACACCAGAGGATAATGTGTTTTTACCGGCTAGTTATATCCGTCGATTAGATGAGATGCGTGAATATGATTATGATTTATATAGAGTTGCTAGACTAGGGAAGTTTGGTATAAATGGCATATTAGTATTACCGCAATTGGAAGTTGCTAAAAGTCCTAAGCAATTTAAAGCAGCAATTAAACAAATCCCACGCCATCTAAGGTTTAAGGGAATGGACTTTGGTTTTGAGGAAAGTTATAATGCATTATTATGGATGGCAGTAGATGACGAGAAAAAGATATTGTATATATATAAGGAATATTATAAAAACCAAATGACGGATGACCAGACGGCTGATGACCTTGAAAAGATACCGGGATTGAAAGATGAGTTAATAACTGGTGATAGCGCAGAACCAAAGACTATAAGGTATTTCAAGAATAGGGGATTTAAAATGCGTAAGTGTAAAAAGTTCCAAGGTAGTAGATTGCAAAATACTAAAAAGATAAAGAGATTCAAAAAGATAATTGTTAGTCCCGCTTGTCCAAATACAATTAGAGAGTTAAAGAATTTGACATATGCTAAGGACAGTAAGGGTGGATTAATATATGATGAGTTTAATATCGACCCTCATACGTTTAGTGCAATATGGTATGGGTTAGATAGGTACACAGTAGCAGATCTTAAGGAACGTAAATTTAATAGTAGGAAAGGGGTGGCATAGTAAATGGAGAACGTTAGTTATATTAGTAATAGTGTTTATGGACCAATACCAATAAGTATGATGAATAGTGAGCTTACAGGATTATATGGCAGCGATTTGTTAAAGGAAATTAGTGA